CAGTAGCAGCGTTTGGAGTAGTACCAATACCCACATTGCCTGCATTGGTTATCCGCATACGTTCTCCAGTATTAGCACTAGAGCCGCCATCGCCACCTGTTCTAATGGCAAATGCACCATCAATGCTTCTTATTTGAGTAGAGCCAACGCTATCAATAAGCGGGATTACTACTGTGCTATCTGTTGATTGAAATGTAGCGACTGTGTTTGTACTTCCAGAATTGACAGTCAAACCATCAGCAGTCACTGTGCCAGTTACGTCGATGCCTGTGGAGGTTGTGGCTAATTTTTCAGCGTCGTCGTAATAAAGCCTTGCTGCTCCGTTGTTTGTCCCGACGAAATATCTTTCACCAGCAGTAGACTCAAGACGCACTTGACTGTCGCCTTGTATTTTTAGGGTGCCTGCGCCTTGGTCGCTAACGTAACTATTAGACCCATCATGATAGATCTGTAGGTCAGAGCCAGCACCGAAGATAGCCTTGTCGTTGTCTGCAAATAAAATGTCATTACCGTTAGACTCAAGATCACCACCAAGCTGTGGTGTAGTGTCTTCTACTACGTTTTGCAAAGCAGAGTCAGCAGTAGTACCTTGTGTGGCAGTAGCATAGTCAGAAGAGTCAAATGCTTTTACTTGTGCAAGGTTAGTAACCTCTGAGTCCATCAAGGCACCAGCGGCTGTAACATTAATTGTATCTGTTACGTCTGCTAAAGCTTCAATATCATCTAGCTTATTACCGTCTGTAGTCAAGTCTCTGCCATCCACAGTACCTGATACAACAATATTACCAGTTACATTAACAGAGTTACTAAAGTCAAATGCATCTGTTGCCCCATTCCAAAGCATGGACGCATCAGTAGTACTATTTACTGCGTCTTGTATCGTAATTCCTGCTCCATTAGCAGTAGAAGAAGTATCTCCTGAACCGTAGTTTAGAGTAATATTTTTATCTTCTACATCTAATGTAGCTGTATTTAGGGTAGTAGTGGTACCATTTACGGTAAAGTTTCCATTAACAGTAAGGTCGCCTGAGATCGTTCCGGCATCTGCAGTAATAGTTAAATCTGCCCCGTCCCAAGTTAGGTTATCCCCGCTTGGGTCGCCAATGCTAACCTTATACTGTGCGCCTGTGTACCCTAAGAAGAACCCATTACCGGTATTAAATGCAGTCTGGCCCCCTTTAATTACTCCACCAGAGCTTAAAGTAATACCTGTATCTGCAGTGTTTAAAGTTACACCTGTATTAATTCCGTTTTCGGCCTGGCCCTGGGGCGCTAAGTTTTCAACCTGCCCGATTGCGATATCTAATTGTACAAAACTTGATGCTGTAGCCATTTGTAGTCTCTATCCCGTTATAATTGACGCAATGGCGTCTTTAGTAGGGTCTGGCCTGTACACAGGGGTCCAAGCATTTGTTATCCGCGTAGTTGCACCAAAGTTTTTAGTAAGTTTTAAAGTAAAGTAGGTAGCACCAGGCTGAGGAAGCAAAAGGGTAATGCTTGCCGCGTTACTTGAAGGACTAGAAGTTGAAGGAGCGGCATCTTCTAGAGCTATTATATCACCTTTTTCCAGATCATTAAGACTCTCAACTTTTGTTACAATGCTTGAAGAACTTAGTACATTGTTAGCGGCATTGTGCGTTCCTAGAACTTGTGTAAACTCTGTCTGCCCCCCTGATCCGTTTCCTATAGGTCTCCAAAAGGGGACCCCTGGGAGCATTGTAGTGTTCCACTCATATAAACCAATACTAGAAGTGCTGTGGTCAAAAATAACATAAGCCTCTTGTCCTGCAGAGAGTCCTGATATATCTAAAGTTTGATTAGTGACTGTTGTAGTAGAGGAAGGACTCCCTAGACTAGAAACTACAGGGTTTGCATTTTCAAAACCATAAGCAGTCCCATTACTGCTAAGTAGTAGTTGAGACTCCGATTGAACTCCTACAGGCAGCCCATGTAGTGTTGTTATATTGTCTAAGCTAGGCAGGCCTACTCCTTCTTGGGTAGGGGGAGATAAATTTATAGTTCCCTGCACTGGGGTAGACACTTGGCCGCTTGTGGAGACAGTACGAACCGAAAAAGAAAAAGTGCCTTGCGGGACAGTCTCAAAAATAATGAACTCCTCTCCTACGTGCGCGGGACTAGTCCTACCTTCAGATTCTAGCTGATGAGTAACCGCAAAGTTGTCTAGATAAGCGTAGTCTGAAGGACCTGTCCAAGATACCTCCACTGCAAAGCCGTTGTTCGGCCTAGGTACTTTTTTAATAACCAAATCAGTAGGTGGAGGTACTACAGAGGGCTGCTGCTCCTTAAATATAGTAACAGGTGTTACACCTACTTGGTATCTCTGCTCAATATCAGAGTATTTTTCATTATAGTGCTCTACCGCAGAAATTGAAAAAGTATTAGACTCTAATTGAGCTATAGAAAGTATTTTATATAGCTTTTTAGTGCCTACTTGTTCCTCCCCCGTACTGTTCAACTCTTTTAAAGCCCATATAGTACTAGCGTTCGGAGTATTATCAAACGTAGCAGAATTTGCAAGTGTTGCCTGGTTTTGGGGCGCACTAGGGGTGACAAGAGAATTAGTTTCAACAAAACTATGGTGTTTCCAAATAGTCGCTATTTCTGCAGACCCTTCGCTGTCAATAAATGCGTTAGATGCTAAACTCTCACTTAAAAGGCTCGTGTACTTGAAAGAAAAAGTAGTAGGATTAGAAGACCCAGGGTCTTGAGTAAATACCCAAGCAGCAGTTAATCTATCTCCTGTATAATAGGGTCGGGGCTTCGCAAAAGTTATAGCAGCTCCGCTAGCCATTGCACTGGCAACAGGCTGAGAAAGAGTAACTACACTCCCTGAGACGCTACTAACAGTAGTATTTGATCCTATACCGGCCCCCACTACTTTGTACCCTGTATACGCCCCCGCGCTAGCTATAGTAACAGTCGAAGCCCCTGCTGCTGCACTAGCTGTTAGAGTGGTGGCTGTAGGGGTTTCATAAATTATAATAGGGCTACTCCCCACATAAAAAGCTGCGGGCTTAGTAACAACAGTGCTCAATTCGTAATAGGAGCTAGGATTAAAGTTAACAGTTCTATCAAAAGTTATAGTAGTACTATTTGCGGAAGAGGTTCTTCCACTATAGCTAATGCCTGTTCTTTTTTGATCCGACACATTAACAACATCTCCTGGACGTAAAAATGCAGCTTGCAAACCTGTTGCAAAATTAACAACTTCTGTTTGATTTTGGGCGGTCCACAACTTCCACTTGCCTAATCGTGTTGCTTGCCCTTCCGAAGTGCATCCAAAAGCAACAGCATTCTCTGTTATAATTCTTCCAGTCCTAGCTATAGACTCTCGGTCTTCTACGAGTAGGGGCACCGGAGTATAGTTTATAGTAGGGTCATTCCAAGTAACAATCACTTGATTAACTTTTGTTCTAGACCCTGTGGTCTCATATGAAAAAGCTCCGTCAATTACATTAGATTGCGAAAAAGAATACACAGGATCTTGAGGAACATCTTGAACAGCAGTAATTTTACTATCTAAGTAGTAGATTATGCCCGCAAAAATACTTGCCATGTCCTTAATAACCTTATACACATCAGTAGGTCTTGTTAAAAATATATTAGCACGATACCTAGGCTCTAGCCCATATACTTGCCCTGTCGGAGAAGGCACTCCCGAAGTCTGAGAAGTGGGAGTACCATTAGTTGCTCTAAATGTGTCATTTGCAGCATACCCAGCTAAGGCGCCTACTTGTGTAAAATCTGTGTCCGCAGGAGCCGACTTAATTTTGTAATAAGTTCCAGGAACTAGGTCTGTTACATTATGTATAACTCCATCTTCTACAAGCTCGTCACAGTAGCGTGAAACTCTATATAAAGCATAAATATCTATGTCAGAAGTATTCACCCACTTACCTGCTCCATATCTTGAATTGGTTAACAGGTCTAAAAATATCCATGCAGGGTTATCCGTATAAAAAGGGTGCTTAAATGCCCCTCCCCAAAAGTCTTCATATTTAGCAAGCCCTGTATCGGATAACTCTCGGGGAGTATATGTAGTAGGAATTCGTACCTTCCTACCTCTTAAGTGGTAGCTTCTTCTAGGGGTACTTTGAAATTGTTTACTAGAGAAAGTAACTTGAGCGGCTGCCGTTCCAGGAAATTCAAACTTATCTTTGATGATCGCACCCAAAGTTTCTATATTTGCAGTAGCTTGAGTAACCCATTTATCTATGTCCGGGCGCCCTCCGTTTGTACCTTCGCTATTCACTGACAATCCTATATGTCGGGTAAGTCGGATTATTCTTACTTTAAAGTCTTCGAAGGGGCGCCATATATCTAAATTTATTCTATGTTCATAGCTTCTAGGCGCTAAAACATTCCCAGAATGTATAATTCTGCTATCATCATAGTTAGCATATATATCTTCAAAATTATTATTCCAAACACCGTCTACTTTTTTATCAACTTGCATAATGTAATAAGCATAAGCTTTTTCATGGGCGGCACTTTCTCCTAAATTAGTGCTTTGAAGCGAATTATATCTTATAGTAAAGTATATCTCATCGGCCTGTCTTAGCTTTTCTGCAGTGTCTAGGCCAAAGTCAGGAGGGCTTAGTATTGTTGGAGTACCGTTTTTATCAGTAGATTGGCCTGCAGGATAAGACGAAGCGGCGGAATCAATCATGGTTATGGATGCAGAGCCTGCGGCGCTTGTACTTGCCGCAGTAGTTGCGGCTGCGTCTGTTAGCTGTTTTAGTTCAGGAAGATTAATAGAAGAAGTGCTTCCTATAATACCTGAGCTCCCGCCTTCAGCGTCTATTAGGGTGTTAAAAGGCTTCTGTCCCTCTAGTTTTCCAGCTCTCATGTCTAATCCAAACCGTTCTATAAACTCGGGGCTGTCTTGGCTATCTGATATAGTTATAGTTGAAAAAGGTTTTTTATCTACAAAAAAAGAGTAGGCACCTGTAGGTATATTTCCGTTTATTTGAATAGTAGTAGCTCCAGGCACTGCCTGAATTATCGGGTAGGTAGTATAAATACCTATAGATAATATTGCTGCGTCTGTAGGTATATTATTAGCAGCAACACCTGGATACGGCCTAAATTTAAGGGTAGTACTACTTACATAAGTAGTTTCCCCATAACAGTCTATTTGATTACTACTACTAGTTTGCGTGGGTACTGGGAGGAAACTGTGCAGTCTAGCAAACATGTTTGAGCTATCTTTTGTCTGCCAAAAGTCCGAATTAAAGCTTGCATTAGGTGCTACAATTGTTACAACCACTCCATTAGTATTAGAGTCTACTTCTACAGAGACAGTCGCGACTGATGCTCCTATAAATTGTTGCTCTTGCAAGATATTTATTTCTCGGTCCTCGGCATCAAAGTCTGTGGGAACATAATTACCGGTCGGTAAGGTTCCAAAGACTGGCGCAGCTGCGTTTGTGTTACTAATAGTAATTGTGTTCTGAACGAGGGCAGGATTATTAGCAAGAGCATCTTGTATTTCCGCTAAACTAGGAATCGGATTGACAGGTTGCCCGCCATTAATGCTCCAAGCGGCATACACGTCCGGCTCTACAGCATTATCATTTAAGTAAACTCCTGAAGTCCCTCCCACTAGACCAGCAATAGGACCCTCACAGAGAACATCTGTGATTGCCATATTTTGCACAGATGCCCCGATCTCCATTACATTCTGTGAAAATCGCGTAACTAAAGCTTGTTGTAAATCAAGACCAAACCGGGGTATTGTAAATCCTCCGTCACCGCTCATTGTATTCTCCTCATCTTATTAAATTCCTCCAGTAAACCCGTCACTATCATCTTTTGGAAAATCAAGGGGGTTATCATCATCCTCGTCAGGCTGGCCAGGTAGGGTTCCTGGGTCCACGTCGTCTTCGCTCCCACTATCAGGGTCTTCACTATAGGTAATTGTAGTTCTAGCCACAATTGTAACAGTTTCATCTGTAACGTCCACTTCAAAGTAGTCTGTTCCAGCAAAAGCGGGCGTAGGGGTATATTGCCACGATCCGTGACTAAGGCTGCTTGTGGCTGAAGTAGTGTCTAAAGTTAATGTACCCTTAGTAGGTGCAGTGCGCACACCGACTACCCTTAGCACATCCCCTGCGTTGGCATCTGTAACATATTGACGAACCCTGCCAGTTACATTAGCACCAAAGGTTTGATTATTAATCTGATTATGAACAGCTACAGGCGCAACATTAGGTTCAGGAGCAATTGTTAAGAAAACAGTGCCGGTGGTGCTTTGGCCTGCACTATCTGTAACAGTATAGTTAAACTGGTCTGACCCCGAATAGCCATTAGTAGGCGTATATGTAAATCCTCCAGTACTACTTACAGCAGACGTTAGTGTTCCATTTGAGGGATTAGTATTACTAGTAACAGTAAACGACAGTGACGAGGGGGAGCTATCATTGTCTAACAGATTTGTTACGGTCAAAGCAGTGTTATGTTGAACAGCGTAGCTATCGTCTGTGGCGACGGGGGCAGCAGTATTTTCAGCAATTGTTAAGAAAACAGTGGCGCTCGTGCTTTGGCCTGCACTATCTGTAATAGTATAGTTAAACTGGTCTGACCCCGAATAGCCATTAGTAGGTGTATATGTAAATCCTCCAGTACTACTTACACCAGCCGTTAGTGTTCCATTTGAGGGATTAGTATTACTAGTCACCGTAAACGACAGTGACGAGGGAGAGCTATCATTGTCTAACAGATTTGTTACGGTCAAAGCAGTGTTATGTTGAACAGCGTAGCTATCGTCTGTGGCGACGGGGGCCGCCGTTAGAATCGTTAAAGTTACAAAAGCGCTTCCCGTCTGGAAAGTAACTGGGTCGTATATCGCGTAGCCAAAACTATCTTCGCCACTTTCGCCAGTGTTAGGGGTGTAAGTAAAGAACCCTTGCTCATTTATACCAGGAGTAGTTAAAGTTCCTTTATAAGGGCCGGAGGATGGAGTGCCTAAGACGGCTATAGTACCTCCACTACGAGCCAGGTCATTACTTAGTAGATTTCTAGTTATAGTAGTATTGTGTGGAACAATAAAGGAATCTGCCACCGCAGTAGGGCTATCGGACAGAACACCTATACGTACACTAGCAGATCTTCTTTTGTCATTATCATCTACAATAGTGTAAATAAAAGAATCTTCGCCAGTAAAATCTGTAGTAGGTGTATACGTAAAACTCCCGTTAGCATCTAAAGTAAGAGTACCGTGAGAGGGGCTTGTCGTAGCAGTAGTATCTACAGAAAAGTCTACTCCTTGTTGTGTGTGCCTATCGTTGGTTAGTACATTTCCTTGTAAGGTACTATTTATGTCAGTCTCATATTGATCGTCCATAGCAACAGGCACTCCTGACCCTATCGCAATTATTACTTCCGGGGAGGTTGCGGTGGTTCCTCTGCCGTCCTCTACTGTGTAGAAAAAGGAGTCTAGCCCACTAAAATTTGAATTAGGGGTGTATGTAAAAGCTCCACTACTACTAATTGATAAACTTCCGTGAGCAGGAGAAGTATTCCCTACAACAGTTAAAGTAACACCCGAAACACTATGCGTATCGTTGTCTAGCACATTTCCGCTTAGAGCAGTGTCTAAAGTAGTATTATAAGAGTCTGCTCCTAGTGTTACTGTTCCTTGGGAGGCTTCTACGTAGGTAATAGTTACCTCACTCCCAGCAATTGCACCTGTTGAAGTATCTTTAATAGTGTAGCTAAACGAATCCAAGGTGTTACCTTCTTCCCCTAGGGTAGTGGCTGTATATGTAAATGCCCCGTTAAAAGTAGCTTGAGCATTTGTAACCCAGTTTAAAGTGCCGTGCGCGGGGGCGGTAAAAGAATCAACGCCCCAATCGGTTCCTTTTACTCCTGCTGCGTATACATCGTTGTCTAGTACATTTCCTGTTATTGTTTGTTCGTACTCACAACTATACTCATCTGCGTTCGCTTCCGGTGCTGTAGGGTCTGTTCCGGGGGTGGTACTTCCTCCTCCTCCACAAGATTCTCCAGGGTTAACAGCACCTCCTTCACTGGGTGGGGATACATTATGTATAACACCATTATAGAAATACCCTACAGTATTTCTAGCAACCGCACTAACTGGGCGGCCAGGGATTCGAAGTTCTCCATACAATACAGGTACAGGGTCCCCCTCTACCATATTGTGAGAGCTACCTTGAAAAAGATAGCTTGAGTCCTGTTGAGTATCAGTAGCAGGATCGGGCATTAAAAGTTTCTGTATTCCTATACTTGCTAGCGCAATGCCCAGACCTTTTGCAGCGGCGGCACCGAAGCCTCCTGCAGCAGCGCCTCCTGCGGCTCCGCCTCCTGCGGCTCCTCCTGCGGCTCCTCCTGCGGCTCCTCCTGCGGCTCCTCCTGCGGCTCCACCAGCCGCAGTTGTTCCGGGAACCGCTGCAGCGCCTGTTCCTGCAGTTGCTGCAATAATAACAATTGCTGCCACTACGGTAAGAAACTTGGCAAATCCTGATTTTGCTCCAATAGGTTGAGGAGTTATAACCATATCTCCTTCTCTAAACCGTAAAAACAGCTCTTTTTCACTGGTTAATGCGGCATCTCCGACATAAAATGTAAATCCTATATCGTTACTATGGCACTCCATAAGATAGCTTCTAAAGTCTGAAAAATTTCCGTCTAAACACTTAAATACTTGCTCTATTGTATCTGCACGTATCCTTAGCTTTTTGCCATACTTTTCGCCCAGCTCACCTTCTAAATAAACATTACGCATCATATCTATAAATTCCTACAATCTTTTTGTGCCACAATGGGAGTAAAGAGTCTCTACACGATAGCCTATTAGGCACATGGTGGAAAAATATATCATCCCCTAGGTATACCCCACAATGATCAGGTATGTCATGGGCTACTTGAAACACTAATAAATCATTTTCTTGAGGGGTAGTTACTTTTTTAAACCCCCAGTTAGCTATAATTTCTTCTGTAAAGTAGTTTAAGCCTTTATCCCACCAGTCGTTCTCGAAAGGCGCTCTAGGAGCAATATCTATTCCCTTCGAAGCTAGCCAGTCTCTCATAGCTTCAAAACAATCATATTTTCCGAACTCATACTCTCTTCCAATGAGAGGATTGAAGTTCTTAATAGGCTCTTGTATGTGTAAGTCCATACCAGGATAACTAAAAATATAATATGGTATACCCAAGGCATTACACGAAACTATGTCATGAGGGCTGGGAGAACATTCTGCATCGGGGTGGCTATGTACTATAGCTAACACATCTGCTTGTTGCTTTATTCTAAAGTAGTCTGTGGAGGATAATACAAACTCGTCTCCAGAGTCTGCAATGTTTTCACAGGGAAAGTACTTCTTTTTCCCCTTTACTACACCAACTATACCACAAGCTTCTAAAGGGTATACTTCTTTGAAATGATTTTGTATATCGTCAATCATTTAAATTTCTTTGTTCCAGGGAACCCTCCAAAAGGGAGAGCATTGCTAGTATCTAACGTCTCGTCTGTTGAGTTTCCTTGAAAACGCACTTTGCACCCTTCTATCGTTTTAGAGCAAACATCTAACCGTCTCCAGAAGCCTTTATTTGTAGGAGGGTATCTATTAGGGGGGACTGACCTTTTAGCTTCCCATATCCTAAACCAGCCGGTTCCTGTGTTTACAGTTTTAACTCTATCCGCAACTGAATAACTAGTACTAGTGCTATATTGAGCAATTGTACTTATATCTTTTGTAATTACGCTGTTAGTGACATCGTAAAATCTTCCATTACTATTTGCAGGCCAATCACAGCCTCCCTGACGACCAACTTGCTGTCCTTGATAGGTCCAAGAGCAGTATTTACCTACAATTATACGTCCGGGTACAACTACTCCCTCTACGTCAATAGGGCTCGCTAGTTCAAACTCTACCATTATTTCATTTTCCCCCGCTACACGATCAATTATAAAAGTCTGCGTAGGAAACTCTACAGGAGGGGAAATACTTGCAGTACCTTGCTGGACATCATTTCCACTAAAAGTATATTTTTTTAATGTTTTTCTACAAACTACGCGCGACCCTAATAAGTCTCTATTTCCATAAATACCTTCTGCATCAAGAGTGTCGCGCAGGGTAACTTCATCAGTGAGGCCGTCATAGTTATTATTCAAAGTTCTAGCTAGTACTGGAATATTTGCCATCGTTAAACTTGGTCTAGGTAAAGGCCCTGAGGTGGAGAAGTCAATTTCAGTGACTTGTATAGGTAAAGCATAGTACTCATGAGGGGTATATCTTCCAGCGGCTGTTTTTACAGAAGAAGGAAAATATAAGTTAGTTTGACCGTCTTCTAGTCCGCTAACAAACCTTACTAC